GCCAAGGCCTGGGAGCCGGTGGCCTCCAAGTTCGACTCGGAGCGCAGCCGGCACAAGCGGGCCACCGCCTACCAGGCTGGCGCGATCGGTACCTCGGGCGCGCTGGCTGGTGGGGCTGCGGCCTTCGGTGGGCAGTCCCTGTCCCGGCACGCGCGCGCGAACGAGATGGCGGGGAAGCTGAAGCGACCCCAGTCGTCCTCGAAGGTCCGGGCCCTGAAGGCGGGCAGCAAGGTGGCCGGGAAGCGAGCCGGTGGACTAGCCCTGGCCTCGGCTGCTGCAGCCGGTGGTGCGGTCGCTCTGAAGCACCGGAAGAAGTCCGAGTCCTGGCAGTCGTACGGCAAGCGAGACTCGACATCGGCGTTTGGTGTCGACCATGCATGAGAGTCCGAGTGGACAGCATCGTGAGACTGAGAACTAGAGGTAGATGAGATGCCACGACCGATCCGGAACTTGACCGACATGGAGATCGACGAGATCTCCACCGTGGACAAGGCTGCGAACCAGTACTCACGGTTCGTCATCGCGAAGAGGGCTCCTGAGGAGGAAGACATGCCCCAGCTCTACAACCAGGAGGGTCAGCCCCTCGACGAGGATCAGCTGGAGTTCGGCGACATCGTGTTCGACGACGACGGCCAGGCGTACGAGTACGTCCAGGACGAAGGTGACGACGAAGGCGAGGGAGAGGCTCAGGACGAGCCGATCCCGGAGATGGCCAGCGTCGGGAAGAGCGCCTTCTTCAACAGCCAGCCCCGTGCGGGGAACTTCAGCAAGTCGGTGATGGAGGAGCTCTCCAAGGCGTTCACCGACAAGGATCGGGATCAGGTGATCGCGAAGGCTCTTGGTCGGGTCGAGGAGCTGGAGCAGGAACAGCGCCAGTACGCCGAGATCGCCAAGTCCGAGCGCGACCTGCGTCTGACCCGCGAGTACATCTCCAAGGCCGACGAGTACAACCTGCCGATCTCCCCCGAGGAGCTCGGTCCGGTGCTGTACCGGATGGCCGAGACGATGAGCTACGAGGACTGCGCTGTGATCGCCAAGTGCCTGGAGACGGCTGGCGAGATCCTCTTTGAAGAGACTGGCTACCAGGGCGGTGGCGACAACGCCGACGTCTACAGCCAGGTCGAGGCTCACGCCTACGACGTGTTCGGCAAGGCGGAGGACTTCAACGCCGTCTCAGCTGTCAATACGGTGTTCGACCAGAATCCGGACGCCTACGACGAGTACCTGGCCGCTCAGCGGAACCGGTAGGAGGGAAAGTAGCTCATGGCCTACGAAGAGAGCCTACGGTCTATCTCGCTGAACGCGGATGCGACCATCGGCATCTACACGGGGGTGCCGGGTCAGCCCGGATCCCCTGATCCACACGGAGGTAAGCAGTACCACTTCGTGAAGGTGACCGGGGTACACCAGGTCGGTCTCGGAGACGGCACCGGCCCCTGCATCGGAGTCCTGCAGAACAAGCCGCAGGGAGCCGGCCAGGCTGCAACGGTCGCCATCCACGGAGTGTCCAAGGTGGTCGCAGACGCACCGATCACCGCCGGGGCGAAGGTCCAGGTGAGTGCGGATGGCCAGGCCACCAGTGCTGGTGCCACCACCGTCGTCGGTATCGCCCTGTCCACTGCCGCCAACGCTGGAGAACTCGTCAACGTTCTCCTGACGATCTGAGAGGAGAGAAGCCATGCCGAACCCCACTCAGAGCGATCTCCACGTCAACGTGCCGCTGACCAACATCAGCGTCGCCTACATGCAGGACAAGGCTCAGTTCATCGCGGACAAGGTGTTCCCGCGGGTGCCGGTGCAGAAGCAGTCCGACATGTACTGGAAGTACTCCAAGTCCGACTGGCGTCGGACCGATGCGCAGAAGCGCGCACCGGGCACCGAGTCGCCAGGCGTGGGCTGGAAGCTCGACACCGGGCAGTACTTCGCCGAGGTCTGGGCTGTCCACAAGGACATCGACGACCAGGTGCGCGCGAACGCGGACTCCAACTGGAGCCTGGACAAGGACGCCACCACCTTCGTCACCAACCAGCTGCTGCTGCGCCGTGATCTGGACTGGAACGACAAGTTCTTCAAGACCGGCCAGTGGGGCACCGACCTCGCTGGTGTGACCGGGACCGTGGGTGCCGGCCAGTTCCTCCAGTGGAGCGACCCGGCCTCAGACCCGATCGTGCAGTTCTCGGACCTGCAGACGAACTTCGTGGAGCAGTCGGGCCGCAAGGCCAACACGCTGGTCCTCGGCGCTCGTACGATCACCCAGCTGAAGAACCACCCGGACATCATCGACCGGATCAAGTACACCCAGCGTGGTGTCGTGACCACCGACCTGCTCGCGTCGCTGTTCGACGTGGAGCGGATCCTGGTCAGCTACGCGACGGTGACCGACGTGTCCGAGCTGAACGACGCGAAGGCTCAGGACGCTGCGGCGACCTACCGGTTCATGTCCAACTCCAAGTCGGCGTTGCTCTGCTACACCCCGAGCAGCCCGTCCCTGATGACGCCTGCCGGCGGCTACACCTTCACCTGGAACGGGTACCTCGCGGGGAACTCGTTCGGGATCCGGATGAAGAACTTCCGGATGGAGCCGATCGCTGCGGACCGCATCGAGGGCGAGATGACCTACGACATGCGGGTCATCGCCAAGGACATGGGCATCTTCATGGCCAACGCTGTGGCGTAGTCGGATCTACTCTGAGACGGGCTGTGGGTTCCGGCCCACGGCCCGTTTCTGTCAGGAGGACAGATGTACTCAGCGTTTGGGGTCGACCACGGGTACGAAGAGGTCGACAAGGCGTTCAACCCCGCGGCCATCGGTCAGAAGCTCGGCCAGGCCGGCGGCGCGTTGAAGAAGGTCGGCTCAGGCGTGGCCGGCATGTTCCGTGGTGGTGGCGGTGCACACGCTGCCGGAGGCTTCGCGGGTGCCGGGAAGCGCAGTGCCGGTGGGATGCCGAAGATGTTCGGCGCTCAGACCGGTGGGGCACGCAAGGCGATCGCGGCTCCAGGTGGAGCCCGCAAGATGGCAGCGGGTGGGGCACGCAAGGCGACAGCGGCGGCTCCGGCCACCAACAGCACCCCGCTCTACTCGCAGATGGCTCAGAAGTACGGGATCAACCAGGGCGGCAAGAGGAAGGCGTTCTGATGTACTCGGCCTTCGGAGTGGATCACGGGTACCAGGTCTCCAAGGCGAAGGAGGACTGGACCACCTCCTCCAACGCCAGTGGTGGTCGGTACGCCACTGGGATGCTGTTCCCCGGCCCACATGGCCTGATCGCGGGCAAGAAGGGCAAGAAGCTGAAGGCTGCTGGACATGAGCTCGGTCCGGCCATGGCGGGCGGCACCGTGGCACCCGGCATCGGCAACTACGTGGGTGCTGGGCTCGGCATCAACGCAGCCCAGAACAAGGGCTACTACAAGGGGAGCAAGGCGAAGAAGCATGCCAAGCCAGCTGTTCACTAACGGGAAGATCGAGTTCCTGGCGTGCAAGCCGTTCACGTACCGGGGCGAGGAGTACGCGATCGGTGATGACTTCCCGCAGGAGGAAGCCAACAACATCGAGACGCTCGTGCGCGCTCGGTTCGTGATCCCGATCGTCGAGGACGTGGCGGACAAGCCCCGGCACTGGCACGGTCACATCCGCACCCGCGAGCAGGCGGAGGAGTACCTGTTCCGGGATCGGGTGCAGCTGCGGATGCCGCACGAGTACGACTCCGAGGAAGAGGTCGCCCTGGAAGTCCTCACCCACCCCGAGACGACCCCAGAGCCGGAAGGTGAGGGTGTCGATGCTCTTGCTGTTGAGGATCCTGACCAGGAGCCTGCTGCTGACCCTGAGCCGCCTGAGAGCCTGGAGGAGACCTACGACCCGGCTGAGCACAACGTGACCGCGGTCCTGGAGTACATCGAGGAGCACCCGGAGCAGCGGGATGAGGTCCTGGCGATGGAGCGGGCCGGACGCGGGCGCAAGGGGATCCTGGGAGACGAGTGATGCAGAGCGCCTTCGGAGTAGACCACGGTGAGGTCGAGAAGGCCTTCTGGGGCTCTGCTGCGCGTGCAGCCAAGAAGGCTCCACCGCCTCCGCCCCCGCCCCAGGGACCACCCGTGGGGGCCCGGGTCAAGGGCAAGCTGAACCAGCTCGGTAGCTCGCACATCTCGCTGAAGGGCATCGGTCGTGGGGTGGGCGCTGGCGTCCGCCGCGCCGGTCAGACGATGGAGAAGTACCCCGGCACGACCGGCACCGCTGTCGTGGGAGGTGGCGGAGCGGCTGGCTACAAGTACCTCAGCGAGAGGCAGCCCAAGTCCAAGAAGAAGAAGAGCTGATGGCCGGCACCTACAGCTACGACGTACCCGGAGCAACGGACAAGGACACCATCCGGTTCCTGATCCAGGACACGGACCCTCATGCCGCTGGCGAGTGGCTGATCACCGATGAGGAGATCCAGTACGCCTACGAGACCTGGTACCCGCTGTACAACTCCCACGAGTACGTGGCGGCAGTGCTGGCAGATACAATCGCAGCGCGTTACGCACGCGAGGCGTCCTACTCCGCTGATGGAGTGAGCGTCTCTCTCGGGCCCGTGGGTGACCAGTACCGGATGCTGGCAGCCTCACTCCGGGAACAGCACAAGAGCACCCTCGTCGGGACCGCCCCCGATGCCGGTGGGATGACTCCCGGCGAGGGGATGCTCCCGGGCACCAAGCCCTTCTCCTTCGGCAAGCGGATGCACGACAACATCGAGGCGGGCCCTCAGGAGTACGGCGGCATCTACCCGCCCGACACCATCCCAGGCACCTACGACGTGCCCGACTACGAGAAGGTCATCGAGCCGTGACCAGCGCCTTCGGGGTCGAGCACATCCACAAGGCCGGGAACCTGGTGGGTCACCTGACCAGCTCCGCCAAGCTCGGGAAGGCCGGACGCCTGAAGAGGCTCCAGCAGGCCGGAGCAGCTCATCGTGCCGGCGGCGGGAAGCTGGAGGAGAGCATCACCCGTCCGGTGCTGCCGGGGAGGAAGCGCAAGGCCTACGACGCTGGGTTCCATGGCTAGCCCGATCACCGCGCAGTCGCGGGAGTACGTGCGCGCGCGAGCCACCGCGGTGATGGAGTACACCTGCCAGATCGTCCGTGGAGAGGTCCCGGAGGCCTACGACGAGGAGACCCTGGTCTACACCGCTGCCGGGCTGGGAGAGGTCATCTACGAGGGCCCCTGCCGGATCTGGGAGGTGGCAGGGGCCAGCTCGTTCATGGTGGCCGACGCCGACATCTACCAGATGACCACCAACCTCTCGATCCCCTGGGACACCCCGGAGATCATCCGGCGCTACGACGAGGTGACCATCCTGACCGCTCCCCAGGACAGCCAGATGGTGGGCAAGCGGTACGAGATCCAGACCGTCGCCAAGGCCGGCGAGCTGCGCGCCACCCGCCGCTTCGAGGTCACCGGGATCATGTGATGCCGGTCGTCGGAACGGCTGACATCTCGAAGCTGGCAGAGGCACTGCGGCAGACCGCCCTGCAGTCCGAGACCACCACCCACCAGGTGCTGATCCAGAGCGCCAACCAGATCCTGGCCGAGATGGAGTCCCGGGTCCCGGTGAAGAGTGGGGTGCTGCGTCGGTCGCTGGGGATCCGGGTGGACACCGACAAGGTGACGATCGGACCGAACGCGACCCAGGCCCCGTACGCGGGCTACGTGGAGTTCGGGACCAAGCCGCACATCATCAGGCCCAAGAAGCCGGGTGGGGTGCTGGTGTTCAACGTCAACGGCATGAAGGTGGTGACCCGCCTGGTGCACCACCCGGGCACCAAGGCACAGCCGTACGTACAGCCCGCATTCGAGGCATGGGTGGACAGTCTCGGGACGATGGCAGCAGAAGCCAACGTGAAGGTGTTCACCGACAATGCCACCTAGCTCTATCTCCCGAGGACCGATCACCAGCCG